CGAGCACCTCAGGGGTCGTCCACGTGCAGGAGAACGGCTTCTTCGTGCCCGCGAGGTAGTCGTCGGTGAACACCGAGTCGGTCAGCTCGACATCGCCCGAGAACTTGAACTCCGGCGTGCCGGCCTTCGGCTGCGTGCGGATGCTGCTCGCGTTGAGCAGCCACCCGTCCGTCGAGATCTTCTGATCGATCTCCAGTGAGAACGACTTGAACACGGTGCTCTGCGTCGCGACGGACCCGAGCGCCGTGCTCGTCGGGACAGTGAGTGCGCCGCCGTAGTGGACGGTGGCGTAGGTCGCGTCCATGAGCGTGGGCGACGCGGCGTAGGTCGGCGTGATGGCGGCCGTGGCCGTCGTCATCGCGAGCGCGTCGAGCTCGACCTCGACGAACGCGATGTCGTCCTCGGGCTGTTCGATCTTGACCTTGCTGGCCGTGCAGCCACGGTACGTCTCGACGAGATACGTGCCATCGTTGCGCACCTTGGCGACCTGGATCGTGGCCGACGGCAGCAGCATGCCAGCGATCTGCGTGTGGAAGATCTGCTGCGTCCCGCCCGTGATCGTGGCGACCGACGAGACGCCGAACGCCAGGTCGAGCAGGACGCCGGCCGCGCGCGACTCCAGCTCGGCCTTGATCTTGACCGTGCCCTGACCGGCCGTCACGTAGGTGCGCGTGCCGAGCTGGGTCCGGCGACCAAACCCGCCGGTCACGCCCTTGCCGGTGCGGATGCGCTTGTCGAAGTCGCTCTCGGTCCCGTCCACGAACGGGTAGGCGCGGTCCGGCGTGACGGCCGTCCCGTACGTCGTCTCGCGCTTGAGCGCGATGAAGTGGTCGGCTGCGGTGGGCACGGCTCAGTCCTCCTGCTCGTCGAGCACGACCGGGGTGGCCGGGGTGGCCGGGGCGGTCGGGGCGGGCGCGCTCGCGCGGCGCCAGACATACTCGGCCGCGAGCAGTCCACGACCGGGCTCACGGACGTGCCAGATGCCGCTCTCGGCGATCATGTACATCCGCCCGTCGTCGAGGTCCGGCGTCTCGCCGTCGGCGAGCGGGGTCCAGTCGCCGGGCTCTTCGCCCGCGACGTCGGCCGGCAGGGCGACCGGCTCGCCGCGCTGGGCGATGAAGAGCCTGCCGTCCGGCGTCGGGATCGCGAGCGTCCCGAGCGGGGAGTCGTGCACCAGCACGACGTCCGGGGCGCTGTCGGTGCTGGGCATCATGCGACTCCTTGCAGGCGGGCCGTGTACAGGACTGTGCAGGTCAGGCGGCAGCGCGAGCCTCGCTCGCCGTCGCTCCATGCTATCGACCCGCCGGACGGCGGGGAGAGCGTGAGCTGGCTCAGCGTGGCGGGGACCAGTCCGAGATCCGGGGCGCTCGCGATGGCGAGTTCGAGTCCGGCGAGCGCGGTGAACGCGCGCTGCATCGTGACGAGCCGGTCGGGCGACCCGTCGAGCACCGAGACGAGCACCTCGATCATGCCCTGCTCGTCGCGGCCACGATAGTTCGGGCCGAGCGCTCGCCACTGCTGCGACCACGACCCCGCCACGTCGCCGTCGTCCTCGGCCACCCCGAGAGCGATCCAGTCGCCCGGGTCGGTGACCGTCGTCGTCTCACTGCCGATCAGGACGGTGACCGAGCCGGACGCCGACGTATCGGACGGGAGCCGGTACCCGGGCCGCGCGGCGAGCCGGGCGCGCAGGGCGCCGAGCACTGCCGGCCACGCCGATGTGCTGCTCATGCGATCGTCCCGCTCTTCGGTCCGAGCAGCGTCGCGCAGATCGACCTGACCCGCTCGTCCGCGCTGTACTCGTCATCCCGTCCGCCGCCCCGCTGGATGTTGGCGAAAACGTGCCGGGTCAGCTCGGCCACGCCGGCGAGCAGGCGATCGGGGATCGTCACGTACCCGGCGACGTAGGTCACGGAGACTCCGGCGTCGCCGCCACCCCACGTCCGCGTCGTCGACCCGTCGCCGCGCAGGAGCAGTCCGTCGTCGGCAAGCAGTGTCCAGTCGACGCCGGCCCCGCCGGTCAGCGCCGCGCCGTCCTCGAGCACCGAGGTCACGGACTGGATGGGGGCGTGCAGCAGGCGCACGGTCGGCGCGCCACCCGCGCGCACTTCGGTCACGACGGTGCGGCGCAACAGCGTGCCGGTCCACCCCTCGGCCACGGAGGTGGCCGCCGCGAGGGAGCGCCTCACGAGCGGGTCCCACTCGGGCGTCGAGATGTTGAGCCACGACCGCGCCGCCGCGATACCGACGGCGGGCGCCGACGCGCCGGACAGCGCCACGACGGAGAACGCGTCGGGGTCGATGACCGTGCTCGGGCCGGTCGTGACGCCCCAGGTCGCGTGCCGGCCCGGCTGCGTCGGCACGAAGATTCCGACGCCCGTCCCGGTCCCCGTGACCGTGATGCCGGACCCGACCGTGAGTTCGACCGTCGTGCCGTCCGGCTGCTCGACGGTGATCGTCGCCGAGGCGAATGCGACCGGCGCACCGGAGCCGTCGCGCACGACGAAAGGGATCGGGACCTGCGACCCGACGGGGTGCGTCACGGCGACGGCTCCGTGATTCGGATCGCGGTCGCGGCGTTGAGCACGATGGCCGGCGTCACGAGCGCGTACACGCCCGGGGTGCCGCCGGGGTACACCAGGCCCGACGACACGACGCCGAGCGGGGCGGAGCCGAACGTCGTCAGCATGGGGTCATCCTCTCAGGTCGGGTCGGTCTACCGTCGTTATGGGCGGGTCAAGCTGCGCCGAGCGCGGCGTCGAGCATTCGGGCGAGGGTTGACCCGATGAGGTCGTGCCCGGCCTGTGAAGGGTGCGTGCCGTCACTGGCGACAATCAGGTCACTGTTCCCCGCACCCGTGGTCGCACCGATCTTCCCGGTGCCGGTCCAGAGCGAGGGGCCGACGGTGGTCACCGGGTCCCCGGCGGACCGGGCGCCGCTCAGGGCGGCCACGGTGGCGGTGTAGGGGCCAGTTCCCGACAGGGCTGTGACCACTCGCCGCTCATGGGTCGCGCCGATCGTGATCGTGGACCGGACAGGCACGGGGTCCGTCAGGCTGACCGACGTGGCTCCGGATAGGGCTGATGCCGCGAGCGTGGTGGTCACGGTCGCGACGGGGGGCAACTCCAAGACGTCGAGGTAGATGGCCCCGGCCGCGACCGCGGCGGCCTTGACGCCGTCCCGGACGCCCATGAGCGCGGAGGTGTAGGTCTCCACGCCATTGCGCCAGAAGGGCGACACGACGACGAGGACGGCGTTCGGCAGCCCGGCCCGGATCTGGGCGTAGAGCAAGGCGGCTTCCGCCTGCACGGCGGCCTGGGAGGACGAGGTGTCGTTGATGCCACCCGCGACGATGACGACGTCCGGGGCGTAGGCGATCACGTCCGATGCGACCCTGCCGCGGAACGTGGTCCGGCCACCCGTCCCGGCGTTGAGGTAGCCAGTGCCACCGACGCCGGACTTCCACACGTCGGCCCAGCCCATCGCCTGCGCGAACCGGGTCACCCAGCAGGTTCCGCCGAGCCCGTCGGCGCCTGTGCCGTCGGTGAACGAGTCACCGATGACGATCACGCGCGGTCCCTTGACCTGCGTCGGCACGACCGAGTCGGTGGCGCCGGTCCGGACGCCAGAGAAGGCGAACGATGAGTCGGCCTCCACGGTGATCCGGCGGACCGCCCGCGTGGCGAAGGTGATTGGCAGCAGGTAGGTACTGCCGTCGTTGGTGAAGGTCACTGGCGTCAGCGAGACCAGATCGCCGTTGACCCGCACGCGGACCTTGCCGCCGGAACCCTTGCCGCGGATCTCGACATAGGTCCCGTCGAACAAGAACTCGATGTTCATCGGTGCGTAGACCCCGACCGGGTCCGTGATGTGCCTTGCCTTGACGTAGGTGCTGTCCGGCGAACTGGTGCCCAGGGCGACGATGTTGCCGCAGCCAGGGAACGAGAAGTGCGCGCCCAGCGCGAACGTCGCGACCTGCGCGGTGGCGGACCATGTGAGCGCTGCGGCAGATGTCGTGGTGATGGCGCCGACGGTGGGCGGGGACGACATGACGGCGTCCGGGTTGGCCGGGCGGACGTCGCGAAGTCGCCGCGCGTAGGTCCCAGTAAAGGCAGCATTGGCGGCCAGTGTGGCGGGCGACTCGACGGCCGCTGTTCCGAGCCCGAGGCTCGCCCGGGCGGACGAGGCGTCCGTCCCGCCGGTCCCGCCCCGGGCCAGAGACAGCGTGCCCGACGTGACGTCGGCGGCCGAGTGCGTGTGCGTCGCGTTGGCCTTGGCCGCATTGCTCGCGACGAGGGTGTCCCACATCGCGGCCGTGATGCCCTGCGTGATCACGTCGCCGGTCGCGATGGCGCGAGCCGCGCTCGACTCCTGCGCGCGGACGATCGTGAGCACGTCGCCGGTCACGTCGGTGATCGAGACGACCTCGGCGTTCGACGGCGTTGGCGTCGTGTTCGCCGGGTGGATCACGGCCATTCCGACGAACAGACGCGACCCCGTGCCGTCCGCCACCGTGACCGACGTCGCGGACGTCGGCGGCCCCGGATGCGCCGTGATGGTGGTCGTCGCGAGGTTCTTGCTCACGCCGTCCCGCCGTTCCTGCGCGCGCCGCGCGCCGACGGCTTGGCGACGTCAGCGGCCACCGCGACGTCGGACTCGTCGCCGGTCGCCGTCTCGACGCGCACCGCGCCTCGCGCTGCGACCTCGGCCAGGCCGCTCATCACCATCGACGCAGCCTCGTCGTCGGGCAGCTCGAGCAGTCCGCCGCGCGGCGGCCAGTCAGCCCCGTTCCGCGTCCCGCTGATGCTGACCAGCATCCTGACCACCGTCACTGTCGTCTCCTTCGTGTCGTCGTGCCGGCCCTCGGTCCGGAGCCGAGCAGGGGCGCGGGCGGGGCACCCCTGCTCGACGTCTGGCGCGAGGCCCGATCAAGAATCGGACTTACGCGGCGTTTCCGACGAACGCCTTGATACTGCCGGTGGTGTCGACCAGGTCGCCGTCGCCCCGGATCACGGTCTTGAACGTGACGAGGTCGTTCGCGAACCCGACGTGGTCGGACCGCTCGAAGCGAATCCCGTTCACCATGCGAACGAAGTACCGACGGAAGTCGCCGAACAGGACGCTCCTGGCGCCGAGCCCGACGGCCGGGATGCTCGGGTCGTAGTTGACCGGCTTCTCCAGGACCCTGTCCGGCGCGCCCGCGATGCCGGGAGTGAAGATGTAGTTGCCCGCGCCGTCCTTCAACTTGCGGATGCCGGCCATCGTGGTGTCCCGGATCAGCCACCCACAGGACGGCGAGCGGCGGTACGGGGCGATGACGCTGTGGAACAGGTCCACCAGGCTCTCGTACGTGAAGGCGCCGGCCACGCCGGCGCTGCCCGTGACGCCGACCGTGGCGGCGGTGACGACGCCGTTCGGCTCGTTGGTGCCCGTGCCGGTTGCGAGCTTGACGCCGAAGGCGTTGCCGACAGCCCAGCCTGCGGCCTCAGCCACGTAGCCGAGCAGATCGACCGAGGTGTCCTCGACGAGTTCGCGCGTGAGCTGCACCATGTGCGGGTACTTGTAGGCGTCGATCGGGACCTGCCCGAACGTCGGGTCCGACTCGGCGATGGCTGCGGCCTCGGCGGTCTGCACCGAGGTCGGGTGAGCCGTGGTGCGGGGGACCTGGATCTGCTCGCCGGTCGTGGTGTTCATCATGGTCGGACCGGCCGCGAGCACGCCGGACATCTCGATCAGGTGGATCATGAGCGACTCGTAGAACGACGTCTTGACCGTGTTCGCGCCGGCCGCCGCCGTCAGCTTGCTCAGGTCGCGGAACTCAGCGAAGCCGTTCGGACCGACCGGGCGATGCGCGCGGATCTCGATCGGCTTGGCGGACGGCTCGCCGAGGAGCAGGGACCGCAGGTTGGTCTCCAGGTCGGCATCTCCGCCGCGCTGCTCGTTCTCGGGCCGGACCTGCGGACGGTCGAGCATCGCCGCCATCTGCTCGGACCGCTCCTCGAACGCCTGGATCGACTTGATCCGCTGACCGAGCGCGTCGAGATCGGCGTTGCGCGCCTCGAACTCGGCCTGCTCCTCGACGGTGAGGTCACGCTCCTCGGCGGCCGCGCGGTCGAGGCTGGCCTTGACGCTCTCGTAGATGTTCGCGCGCTGCTCGGACAGGGTCTTGATGAGCGCCTGGCTCATGATGTGCGCCCCTTTCTGGGACTCGGTGCGGGTCGGATGGGGTGCGACCTGGGTTGGTCCCGGGGTCAGGTGTCGCCGTGCAGTCGCCGCGCCAGCGCGAGGCGCCGACGGGCGATCGCGAGCGCCGGAGCGGAAGTGACCTGGGCTGGTCCCGGGGTCGCGTCCTGCTCGGCGCGCTCGCTGGTCTGGGTGGTCGGCGCGAGGTCGATCACGGTGGGCGCCTGCTGGCGCAGCAACAGGCCCAGCTCGTGTACGGCTGCCGCCGCGCGCACGGTGTCGAGGTCGAGTCCGCGCTGCTCGGCGAGCGAGCGCAGGCCGCTCGTAGCGTCCGGGTAAGCCGGACTCACGACCGGGGCGACGTCCACCAGGGCGCCGCCCCCGCGCTTGAGCGTGCGCAGCGGAGTGCCCTGGTCCGTGAGGTCCCACTCGTCGCCGCCCGGCATGAGCCTGAATGCGAACGACGAGTTCCGGACGTCGCCTCGTGCCGCCAACGCAGCGACATTGTGCGCGTAGTCGGTGTCGGGGAGTCGGACCTCGTAGTCGAGCCCGTCCTCGGAGTCGCGCAGGTCGAGCGTGCCGGACGCGGTCCGGCCGAGCAGCATGTCGCTGTCGTGCTGGTAGCGAGCGAGCACGTCGGCGCCGTCGCGCAAGGTCTGCGCGACGAAGCCGGGCTGAACGCGCTCGACGAAGCCGCCGAGGTCGCGGGAGTACGCCCCGTAGACGATGGCGCGGCCGATGAGCACCTGCTCCTTGGCGCCGTCGCCGCCTTTGCCGGCGCGCACCTCGACCCCGGCGACGTGCCGGACGTACCGGCGCTCGATGTCGGTCGTCATGCCGTCGTCCCTCCGTCGGGCGGGGCGTCCGCCGCTGGGTCCGGTGTCGGTGCCGTCGCGGACGACTTGCCGCGTGCGGCCTGCCACTGCGCCCACTCGTCCCACTGCTCGGGTGTGAGCGGCGCGAGATCCTCGAGCACGCGCACCTCGGACAGCGTGCGCACGCCGTTGTCGAGCGCGACCGCGTGCGCGGCCATGCGGGTGGCTAGGTCGGCGCGGACCGTGGCGTCCAAGTTGAACTTGATCACGACCGGCCTGGGTGTCTGGGCCGTGAGCGCCTGCTCGATCCGCGCGCACCATGGCGCCGAGACGCGCTGCGCACGTCTGCGCTCATTGCCCTCGACGGTCGCGTAGGTGAGGCTGTTCGCCGCCTCGCCGCCGACGTCCTCGGGCGGCAGACCGTAGATCGCGGCCACCTGCGCGGCGGTCAGCTTCATCTGCTCGACGAACCGCTGCTCGTCGGCCGGCACGCCGATGGCGTTGTACTCCCAGTCGCTCCCCGTGACCAGCACGTCGCGGCCACGCACAGCCGTGCGGAACAGACTCTTGATCTGCGTACTCTCCGTGGCGTTCAGCGTGCGCGCGATGTTCTTCAGGTGGCCGCTCGGGATGGCACCGCCGCTGAACCAGTTGCGCGCAACGTTCTGCGCACCCTCCCCGGCTTCCCAGGCCTCGCGGAACGCACGCAGCGGCGAGATGCCGCGCCACTGGCCGGGTCGCTGGATCCACGGGATGTGCACGATCTCCTGCGGCGCGAACTGGCGACCCCGGTAGTAGTACTTGGGGATCAGGTCCGTGTTGTCGTCGATCGTCCAATCCGCCGGGTCCGTCCACATGACCCCCGTCGGCCATCCCGCCTGCTGGCCGACGGGCAATCCGAACGCATTGCCGTCGCTGAGCAGGCTCGCGACGCACTGCTGAACCCAGGTGTACCGACTGCCGACGACGGGCCGGATCAGCGCCGGGTCGTCAGCCATCTCGACGAGCGTCCCGTCACCCGTGCGACGGTAGCCGTGCAGCGGGACGCCGGCCACGGCGTCGATGATCTCGCGATGCGCGGCGAAGAGCGGGACCAGCGACGAGTGCCGAGCGACGTCGCCAAAGACGGTCGTGTCGCCGCCGGTCCCGAAGACATCAGAGAACGACAGCGCGCGCGACTCGACGCCGGCGCGCGCGGCCGGACGCCGCCAGAGCAGGCTCACGCCTCGCCACCCGGGGCGATACCCCAGCTCGCGATCGCGGCACAGGCGCCGCCGACGACGAGCCCAACGCCAACCCCCGCCACCAGGCCGGCGCCGAACGGCACGGCGACGAGCGCGAAGACGTCGAGCACCGTGGCCACGAGCGCGCGGATGCGACCGGCGCGCTGACGCGTCGGCACAACATCGGGGCTGGTCACCACGTGACCAGGCTACATGTAGTGGCACCCCGGAGCGGTGACGCTCCGGGGTGCCGTCGGGGTTGTGGCGATCAGGCCCAGGCGGGACGGAGTGCCTCCCGCTGCGCGAGCCACTCGATGTTCGCGAGGTCGCGCGCCTCGCGCTCCGTCGCAACGCGGGCCATCGGGTGCATCACGTCGCCACGGCAGCGCGCGACCTCGAACCATACGTCGCCGCGCGGGCCCACGCGGCGGGTCACCGCCACGCCTGCCTCGAACCAAGAGGCGTGGTAGGCGATGGTCTCGAAGGTGCCGCCATCGGCGTCCGGCTTCACGCTGGTGGGTGCGCTCGTCGTCGTCATGCCTTGAGTGTTGCACGGATGTCTACTCGTGTCCACTCATGTCTACTCGACGTCAGAAGATGCTCGCGGCGACGTCGTAGCTGCGTCCGAGCAGGTCGGCGAGCCAGAGTGCATTCGCCGCGCCGACGATCGGGTCAATCTCGACGTCCGCCCGGGCGGACCGGGCGCGCCCGAACGCCCACTGCCCCTCGCCGATGTCGCGCCGGACGGCGCCGCGTAGCGCGTCCTCGACGTCCGGGCTGCCGTGGTGGCGCACCGTGTCCTGCGCGACGGCGTCTTGCAGGGTCGAGCAGGCTGAGCCGGCCTCGCGCGTCGTCATCACGACCGGCTCGACGCCGGCCAGGCGCAGCCGCTCGATGAGCGAGCCGGCCGGGCTGACAGGGTCGATCGCGAGCGCGCGGCAGAACTTGGGGCGACCGGGTGCGCCCCGGTCGATGACGGACAGGTCGGGGCGCGCGCACAGGTCGAGCAGGCGTGGCAGCAGCCAGTCCGTGCCCGGGCGCCGATCGATCAGGCCCAAGTGCATCAGTCCGTCCGCGCGCCACCCTGCCACGGAGATGGACGCCCACTCCCGCGACTGCGACACCTCGACCGCCATCGCGACCTGCCCGACCGGGCTCGACTCCGGGTCGATCCGACGGCGCCACGCATCGACCGTGATCGGCGGGCGCCCGGCCACCGCCGGATCCTCGCCCCAGCCCAGCCGCTCGCGGGCGAACATGCGCGGCGACAGGTCCCGGCGCTCGTCGTCGAGCACCTCCCAGTCGAGCCGGACGCCGGCCAACGGGTTGGCTGCGCGCACCTGATTGCGGTCGTCGAGCGCGCACCCGTCGACCTTGCCCAGCTCGTGCGAGCACGCAACGCCGAGCGCGCACGGCGGCTCTTCCCAGGAGCCGCCAGCGCACCACTCCGCGTACGCGGGAGCCCCCTTGCCGCCGGCGCGGCCTCGCTCGATGACCCGACGCAGCTCGGCGGACGTCGCGTGCGGCGCGCTGCTGCCCCACAGCACCTGCGCGTGCGGGCGCGTCGAGAGCGTGGGGAGCAAGGCACCGAGGTGGTCGGGCTCGACGGCGAACGCCTCGTCGAGCACGATCAGGTCACCGGTCAGCGACGGGCCACTCTTCGCCGACCTGGCCATAAACTTCATGCGCGTGCCGGACCGCATCTCGATCTCCATGAAGCCCTTGCTCGAGCTGGACCGGAGCAGTCGCTTGCGCAGCGCGGGGCGATCGTCGCTGTCGAGCATGGTGATCAGGTGACGGTACGTCTCTTCCGTAGCCGTGAGTCGCTGCGCTGTCCAGATGATCAGCTGCGGGCCGAGCGACGGATCGAGCAGGCGATGCAGCGCGATCGATTCGAGACAGTACGTCTTGAGGTTCTGGCGCGCACAGATCAGCGCGCCGGTGCGCGCGGCCGGGCGGCCGTCGGCGCGGCGCCCCGACAGGACGTCGATCGCGAGTATCTGCTCGGGCTCGTGCGACCGGCCCGCCATCGCGGCCACGGCGAGCACCTGATCGGTGACCGAACCAGCCCGGGGCGGGACGTACAGATGCGCCGGCCGGACGCGCACGCCATCCAGCCGTAGCGGGACGCCAGACGACGGCGCCTCGGCCGGCGCCTCGCTCACGACGGGGGTCGCGCCTCGAACCGCGCCGCGCGGACGGCGCAGTCCTTCGCTTCGAGTAGCTTGCGCAGCGCGGTCGTCGCCTCGGGACCGGCGCAGTGCGCGTCGATCGCATGGGCCAGCTCGGCGAACGGCTTGCTGACGGCCGCCAGTTCGGCGGGCAAGTGGTCGTAGGTGAAGTGCCGCAACATCGCCTGTCCGGGTGTCATGAGTAGACCCTACGACGTCCGAGAAAAGACACTGTCGAGCGCGTCCGTCTCGGTCGCCGAGTCGTCGAGCGCGGCGCGCATCGAGTCGCGGTGTGCCTTGATCATGGCCGCATAGGGCGAGCCGACCAAGTCACAGCCGTCGATGCGCTGCGCCGTCGCGAGCGCGGCCTGCCCCGCCCAGTGTTCGACAGCGCCGGCGGCCTCCAGTGTCGCGAGCGTGCTCGGGTACAGCAGCACCTCGGCGGCCGGGGCGTCCTCGGCGGGCAGGGGGCGGGGTCGCTCAGTGGGCGACGGCATGGACGGCGGGGCGTCGGCCGCGTCGGCCACCTTGAGCCGTCGCGGCTTGGACGGCCGCGCCTTGTGCTCGACGCAGTACTCCGCCGGGCGTCCCATGCCGACCGGCGGCGGCACGGGCGCGCCGCACGGCTTGCCATTGCGCCCCGGACACAGCCTTATCGCCATGCCAGTAAGTGTCGCAGAAAGTGGCTCCGGAGCCGAGCCGGACGGCCGTTGGGAGGGAGCACCAGTCCGGCTCGGCGACCGGGGGCGCTACGCGCGGGACGACCGGGGCGCTAGTCCAAGATCCCCCGGGAGGGAGGAAACGTGCTCAGG